AATTTAATAAGTCACTATACGACCAACGGCGATAAACAATATCAAACAATTAAAAAAACGGAATATTAATTAATGGCTTTTTATACTAACCTTTATCGATATAAAAGTAACATATACTATCGTGGCTATTCAACTAAAGGCGATAGAGTTACTAAAAAAGATCATTACGAACCAAAGTTCTGGGTTACTACACCAGATGAAACTGGTTACACTAGTATTGATGGCCATAATGTTGGATCAATAAACTTTAATAGTATGTACGAAGCTGGACAGTGGTTGCGTGATAACCTCGAAGTTTCAGGTAGAAAAATTTATGGTAATAAAAGATACATATCACAGTACGTAATGGAAAACTTTCCAACTGATATTCAATTTGATCGTAGCGCAATTAACGTTGGTACATTTGATATCGAAACAGATTATGACGATGGCTTTCCACATCCCGATCAAGCAGCTCATAAAATACTATCAATATCGTATAAGTCTAGTAAATTTTCAACATATCACGTGTGGGGTTATGGCGATTTTGATATTAAAGCAGCTCTTATAACCGATGTTAAATATACTCAATGTAATAGTGAAGAAGAACTTCTTACTAAATTTATAGAATTCTGGTCAAATCCAGATATTACACCTGATGTCATCACGGGCTGGAATACAAGATTTTTCGATATACCTTACGTACTAAATCGTACAAAGCAGGTTTTAGGTGAAGAATATTTACATAAGTTTTCTCCTTATGGTTTACTAATACCACCACCAAGACCTGTTACGTATCGTGGTAGAGAAAATCTAGTTTATGAAATACCAGGTATTCAAACATTAGATTATATGGAACTATTTCAAAAGTTTGGTTATACGTATGGCCCTCAAGAATCATATGCATTAAATCATATTGCTTATGTTGTCCTCGGTGAAAAGAAACTTTCATACGATGAATCAGGTTCACTTAAAAATCTATATAAAGATGATCATCAAAAGTACATCGACTATAATATGAAAGATGTTCAACTCGTTGATAGACTCGAAGAAAAACTTGGATTGATTACGTTGGCTATTACTATGGCTTATAAAGGCGGTGTTAATTTCCAAGACACATTTGGTGTAACTGCTATATGGGAATCGATTATTTGTAGAAAACTATATCAAAGTAAAGTTATTCCGCCACTTACACAAAAGTATGATGACTATCAAATTCAAGATGGTAAAACTAATATTGCTGGTGGATATGTTAAAGACCCTATTGCTGGTAAATATCAGTGGGTAGTATCATTTGATTTAAATTCACTGTATCCTAATATCATTGTACAAAATAATATGTCACCAGAAACAAGAGTTAATCGTATTGATGATCCATCTAAATTTGCAAGAGCTGCAAATGAAACATATTATCGTAAAGACTTTCAAGGTGTACTACCAAAAATTATTGAAGAATATTATGATGAGCGTGTATCTATTAAAAATATGATGTTAGCTGCAAAAGCTGAAGAGCAAAAAGGTTATACATCTGCACTAGATAAAGAAATAAGTAACTTAGAAAACAGGCAGATGGCTATTAAGATTCTACTTAATAGTTTATATGGTGCACTTGCTAATAAACACTTTTTATACTTCAGTACAGGATTAGCCGAAGGCGTAACACTTACTGGCCAAAAAGCAATTAAACATGCTGAAGTTACGATGAACACTGAATTAAATAAGTTACTTAAATCTGATAAAGATTATGTGATTGCAATCGATACCGATTCTTTATATGTTAACTTTGGTCCATTGGTAGAGCAATTTGCTCCAAATAATCCAGTTTTATTCTTAGATAAAATATGTAAAGAACATTTTGAACCTGCTATTGGAAAAGCATATGCTAAGTTTTTTGAAATGCATAACGCATATAAAAACAGAATGGTTATGGCAAGAGAAGCAATATCAGATGTTGGTATTTGGACTGCAAAGAAACGATATATACTTAACGTACATAATAATGAAGGCGTACAATATGCTGAACCTAAACTTAAGATTATGGGTATTGAAGCTATTAAGTCATCAACACCAGAAATTGTACGTAATAAATTTAAAGAAGCATTTAAGCTTATAATATCTGGTACTGAAAAAGAAACACAAACGTTTATTGCTAACTTTAAAGCTGAGTTTAAAAGTTTAAATCCAGAAGCTATAGCTTTTCCACGTGGAGTTAGTAACATAACAGATTGGCACGATCGAAAAACTATATTTAAGAAAAGCTGTCCAATACATGTTCGTGGATCATTGCTGCATAATTATTATCTTAAACAAAATAAACTAAATGACAAATATGAACTTATACAAAATGGTGATAGAATTAAATTTGTATATCTAAAACTACCAAACACTATAAGACAAAATATAATATCATTTAAAGATGTGTTACCTAAAGAATTAAAGTTACACAATTATATTAATTATGATTTACAATTCGAAAAAACATTTATCGAACCACTAAATCTAATACTTAACCCAATTGGCTGGTCAGCCGAAGAACAAGCAACACTGGAGGATTTTTTCGTATGAGTGCGAACTGGTTTAAAGACATGCAAGCCATGCATAAGAAATATGGCGTAGACGAATGGATGAATAAAGAAAAGAATTCTGAATGGTGTAAACTGAGAACGTTTATGGATTTTAGAATTAATATGATGCAAGAAGAACTTGATGAAACAAAAGCAGCATTTAAAAATAATGATCCAGAAGAAATTGTTGATGGCATTATAGATATGTGTGTCTTTGCTATCGGCACATTAGAAGTGTTTGGCGTTGATGCTAATAAAGCATGGGACCAAGTACTAAAAGCGAATATGTCAAAAGAAGTTGGCATTAAAGAAGGCAGACCTAATCCTCTTAATTTACCAGATTTGGTAAAGCCTGAAGGTTGGGAAGGCCCTACACATAAGGGAAATCATGGAAATATCACTGACTCTTTTTAATAGTATATTTGATAATAAGACTAAACAAAAGTTAACATTTGAAAACTTTGATAGCTTTGAAAAAGCTTTGTATGGTCTATCTAATCGAGTTATAAAATCTAAAAAAGATGCACCATTAATGTCACCTGCGCAATTTAAGCCTGACACCACACGTGCTAACGATAATGTTACGTCGTGGGCAGGCTGGTGTGCAGTTGATGTTGATGACTTTGAATTTACAGGAGACCTACAAAGTGCTTTATCAAATCGTTTCAATAAGTATCGTTTTATTTGCTACTCTACTGCTAGCAGCTTGGAATCTTTTCCAAAGTTTAGGCTTGTCTTTCCACTTACGAAGAATATACCACATGAAAAGATACGACACTTTTGGTATGCTCTTCAAACAGAACTTGGAGATTTGGGAGATAAGCAAACCAAAGATCTTTCTCGCATGTATTATGTACCAGCAAAATATGATAATGCTTTTAATTTTATCTTTTCTCGAAGTGGTGATTTTATCAACCCTGATATTTTATTAAACAAATATCCTTATAAAGAAAAGAGTTCTAATAGTTTCTTTGATAAACTACCAGCAGATATGCAAAAAGAAATTATTGAACACCGCAAATCTAAATTAGATAATACTAATATAAATTGGTCATCATATAAAAATTGTCCATTCTTTCCAAGACAATTAGAAAAAGAATATAGAATGATAAGTAGTGCTGGTTGGTATCATAAGATGTATCAAATTATGGTTGCTACTGCTGGTAATGCTATTAAAAGTAAATACCCAATCTCTGCACATGAAATAACTTCTTTATGTAGAGAACTTGATAATGAAACTGGAAATTGGTATAAATCCAGACCGCTTGAAAAAGAAGCTGATAGAGCTATAGAACATGTTTATAAGAACATTTAACATGTTATGTTTATTTTCCTTTACTTTTAGAGAAAAGTATGGTATAATAATACTATAAAATTAAAAAAGCGGAGAATATAATATGTCTACTAAATTTAATGCAAATAAAAATACTGCACCTTCTAGAACTAATGCTAATAAATCACCTAAAAAAACTGCAGTGCAGCCAAAGCTAATCCAAAAATTTCCATCTGATTACGGAATTGCATCACCTAGATTTGGCATACTGGAATATCCTTTCAAGAGATATAGTTAACATGTACACAACAAACTTTACAATAAGTGAAAAAAACAGTGTACATTTACCTAAAAGCATGGTATAATAGTACTATAAAATTAAAAAAGCGGAGATATTTTATGGATAAACAATTAGAATTATTTACAAACAACTGGGGTATTAACTCAGGTTTCAAGAATTTAGCTGATCAGCTAAACGATCTCTTACCTTTTCAAGGTAAAGTCCAATTTGCAAGATCAAAGAATAAGCAATTAGAAAAGTTTAGAAAAGCTCAAAACTTATTGCATGATCTTTTTAATAATGCTCTTATGAATAAAAGAGCTGAATTTAAAGTTTTCTTTGGTTTTGTACCAATTAATACCATTAGAGATAGTTATCCTATAACTGCTGAAAGATGGAATCAAGTCAATAACGAAATGGCTGAACACATGAATGAAATAATTTTTGGTGCAGCTGCAGAACAGGGAGTTAAATAATGGCTAAAGAGATGATTGAAGATGTTGTAAAGTTTGATAATATTATTTATGTTGGTGACTTAGTAGAAACTAAGTTTGGTGCTTGTAGAATTAAAAAGATTGAATTAATGCCTGAAAAAAGACATTTCTCTAAGTGCGGAATAGATGTAAATAAAATGTTTACATCTATGATAGATCAGTGTATAATAGATCTAGACAACAAACATTTTGTGTATGGAGATGAAATTGAAAGAATCGGTTAAAGTACTAAATGAATGTATTGCGTTACAGAATAAAAAGTCTGATGATTATCAGAATAAAGATTCAAACGTAACTCAAGCAATGCATTATCGTCGTGGCGTTGATAGCATACACGATATAATTCAAGGTAAGTGTTATCGTGCACAATCTATATTAGAAAGTAATGGTGAACCAAACTTCGAATCACTCGAAGATACTTACAAAGATATGATTAATTATTGTTCATTTGCAGTATCTTATATGCGTGGTAAGATGGACGGTCAAAAGCTTGATAGAGATATGTATAATAAACTAAAAGGTAAATTATAATGTTGACAACACACGATATGAAAGATTATTTCTGTGATGAATTAAAACAAGAAAACTTTGTTATAGATAAAAACGGTGGTAAACTAATTGAAATGATTGGTGCTTCTTTCGTTGCAGATCAACCATCTATTTTTGGTACACCTAATAAAGACTATATTACTAGAGAAATAGATTGGTACAATAGTCAAATTGGTAACGTTAATGCTATTGCTGGTAAAACGCCAGAAGCTTGGAAAATGGCAGCCAATGATTATGGTCAAGTTAATTCTAATTATGGCCAGCTTATTCATTCTGATAAATACCATAACCAATATGGTAGAGTGCTTGATGAATTAATTCAAAACGAAGAAGGCCGTAGAGCCACTATGGTGTATAACCGTCCAAGCATATGGGAGGAATACAATGAAGAAGGTAAAAGTGATTTCATATGTACTAATGCCGTTACTTATTTTATACGCGATGATAAATTACTCTGTGTTGTTCAAATGCGCTCTAACGATGTCGTGTTCGGATATAAGAATGATTATGCTTGGCAGCTTTATGTTTTAAAAGAATTAGTAAGCGATTATAACGATTGCATATCTTTTGATGATAAAGAACGCGCTGAACATATTTCAGCTGGTACTATTATCTGGCAAGTTCAAAACATGCACGTTTATGAAAGGCATTTTGATCTTGTCAAATAAGTGGGATAAAAGATTTCTAGAAATGGCAAAAGTCGTATCAACATGGTCTAAAGATCCATCAACAAAAGTTGGTACAGTTGCTGTTAAAAATAGAACGGTTATTGCTCAAGGTTATAATGGATTTCCTAGAGGTATTAAAGACGACGATAGATATCATAACAGAGAAATCAAATACAAATTCATAGTACATTCAGAAATGAATGCTATCTACAATGCTGCACAAAATGGTGTATCATTAGAAGGATCAACTATATACACCTATGGCCTGCCAATATGTCATGAGTGTGCAAAAGGTTTGATTCAAGTTGGCGTTAATAGAGTTGTATCACCAGTACACGATGTACCAGAACACTGGAAGATATCATGCGGTATGACTAAAACAATGTTTGAAGAATCAAAAATAAAATGGGATTGGGTGAAAATATGAAAATACTTGTTACAGGAATGAATAAAAATCAAGTTACAGAAAACTTTTATTTAAAACAACAATTAAGAGTAGTACCATCACACTATTCTTTATTAAGATGTTTAAGAGATATGGGTCATACTGTTGAACAAAGATTAGTAAAAATAGGTGAAGATTTATCTTCTTATGATAGAGTTATTTGTTTCTTAGCTTCTCCACGACAAGCATTACAACTTACATTTTATAATGGATTATGGGCAATACATAATACACCAAAGAATAATTTAATATTAGCATTTGATGATTGGCAAACTGATGGTATATTTAAAGGTATTCTTTCATGCACAGACAAAGAAACGCTCTTAAAAGAATTTACTATAAATCAAAGCACAACAGATCCGGATATCAGTAGAGAGTTATTAGAACCACATACTGATGTTTTATTAGATGCAATAAAATATATTGGTGAAAAGAAATCACGTATTTTACTTTCTGTTTTTGCTGGTGGTGATATGACTAAACTTATTCAATATGATCCAAGTTTATTATTTGGCTACAATCCAAATCCATATCACAGAAATAGAGTACCAGGTAATAGAAGTGATATTCAAAAAAGCGAAATGAATTTTATGGAAGCACAACTTATTCCAACTGAAGGAGAAGATACTGTAGCTTGGTTTGATAAAGAAAAATGTTTTAACTTTGCTTCTTTAGTTCAAGGTAAAACTGCTAAATGGTTAAAGAAACAAAATGTTACTAAATGGAAAATAGAATATTTTGGTTCTAGAAAAGAAAAACAAAGACGCTTATCAGAAGAAGATATGTGTAAAGTTTACGCTGAACAATGGGGTTGCTTAATGCCAGGATACGATCACACTGGATCTGGTTGGTGGAGAGCAAGACCTTTACAAGTTACTGATGCCGATTCGATATTGATTGGCGATTATAACGAACTTATGGTATTATTTGATAATGAAGAAGCGGCATCAGTAAAAGCTTCTGAGCTTGAAAGCTTATCAGATTCTGAGTTGGCACGTATAGCAGCACTACAAAAAAGCTCCATATATACTAAACATCCTTTAAACAAGGACATACAACAAAACGAATTAAAGAAAGCTTTAAACATATGAAAATATTAGTAGTAGGTGCAGGTTTTTCAGGTGCAGTAGTTGCACATGAATTAGCAAAAGCTGGCCATGATATACATGTTATAGATGAAAGAAATCATATAGGTGGTAATGCTTATGATTATGTAAATAAAAGAGGAATACGAATACACAAATATGGTCCACATTTATTTCATACAAACAATGAAAAGGTATATAATTGGGTTACTCAATTTGATAAATGGGTACCATACAAACATAAAGTCAAAGCACAACTTGACGATGGTAGATATGTGACACTGCCAGTTAATAAAGAAACACAAGATATAGTAGGTAAAGAAAATATTGTAAGTACTTTCTTTGCACCATATACATATAAAATGTGGGGTAAAACTATAGAAGAATTAGATCCATCTATTCTTAAAAGAGTACCAGTACGTGATGACGATAACGAGTATTACTTTCCTAATGATGAATATCAAATATTGCCTGAAAATGGTTACACTACAGTGTTTGAAGAAATACTAGATCATAAAAATATTAAAGTAGATTTATCTGTACAATTTAATAGAAATATGGAAAAAGACTTTGATCATATATTTAATGCTATGCCAATTGATGATTATTTTAATTATGTTTATGGTGCTTTACCATACCGTTCAATTAAGTTTCATCATGTAGATATACCTATGACAAAGGTTCTACCAACAGGTACAGTTAATTTTACACATGACGGTCCTTATACAAGAGTTACTGAGTGGAAGAACCTTCCATGTCATGGCATAAATAATCAGTATACAACACTAACCTATGAAGAACCATGCGATTACTTAGTTAATAATCAAGAAAGATACTATCCAGTAAAAGATGCATCTTCTCATAATCGAATTAAATACGAACAATATAAAAATCTAATAAGATCTAATATGACATTCATAGGAAGATGTGGAATGTATGTTTACATTGATATGCATCAAGCGATAAACTCAGCCTTAGCAATAACTAATAAATTTATGGAGAATAATAAATGAGAGTAGCAATCACCGGCTCAAGAGGCTTCATTGGTAGTCATCTTAAAACAAGATTAGAAAAAGATGGTCATGAAGTAATTGAATGGGATTTAAGACAAGATCCCCCAAGACCTGTATCAGATTTTAAACCTGACGAGGTGAGTTATTGTATTCACCTTGCAGCTTATGCTGACGTAAGAGCAAGTTTAAAAGATCCTGAAACATATTGGACAAACAACGTAGAAAATACTACAAGATTACAATTAATATGCAATCATAATAATATACCATTGCTATACGCATCTTCTTCTTGTGTTCATAAATGGTGGTTGTCACCATATGGTACTAGTAAAAAAGTAAATGAAGAAACAGCTTATCCTGGACAAGTTGGATTAAGATTTACTACTGTTTATGGAGATGGTGCAAGAGAGTCTATGCTTATTGGAAAATTAATAGATGGCACTATTAGTTATTTAACAAAACATGTAAGAGATTTTACGCACGTTAGTGACGTAGTAGAAGCAATAGTTTTATTAATGTCTAAAGATATTAGTAGGTTAAAACCAGTTTATGATATTGGAACTGGTATTGGAAACGTTGTTGAAGACTTAGGAATATTAGCTGGTTGGGAAGGAATTGAAGTAACAAATGGAGATGCATGTGAAGCACAAGATAATACTGCAGATATCACAGAAATGAAAGCATTAGGTTGGTCTGCAAAAGTTAATGTAAAAGATTATCTTCTACTAGCAACGATACCTTGCTAATGAAATTTGCCAGTATAATACCACTGATAGGTGGTGGAACAATTGCAATGCAAAACGTATTGCAAAAAAAACCAGAGTATTTATTGAGTTATGACGTATTTAAAGAAAATGATAATCACTTGGTACAATATTACAAAGGTCAAGTTCCATATCATCTGTATGGAGATAATGGGTTACCTAATTTACCTAGTGTTGAGGTTATTAATACCGTTTGCCCATGTGCTGGTCTTAGCAGTCTTAGTCCTTCAGCTAGTAGCGATGCTGCTGCTAACGATTGGATGCTTACCACTTCTAATCTTGTCTTGGGTACGCTCAAACCTCAAGTATTCTGGGGAGAAAACGCACCAGGACTCGCTTCGAATATTGGAAAACCAGTTGTCTCAAAACTCAGAAAAGTTGCAGAAAAGTTTGGTTACACTTTCTCAATTTATAAAACAAAATCTATCCTTCATGGATTAGGTCAAGTAAGAAATAGAAGTTTTTATTTCTTTTGGAAAGGCGATAAAGTACCACAATTTGAATACATAAAAAGACAACATGAGAAGATTGATGAAACTATTAGATTAGTCAAAAGAAGATCTGATGATTCAATGAATGTTCTTACTAATAAATCAACACCTTCACATAATCCATTTTATAGATACGTTTTAGAAGAAATGTGTGGAGGCATTAGTCATAAAGACTTTGTTGAAAAGAAGATAACAAGATCACAAAACGCAATGGATTATATTGAATGGAATGGTCAAAACTATAAAAACGTATCAAAATGGATGGAAACACAAGGATTTGATAAACTTGCTGAAAGGTGTAGAATAATACACGATAAGTTGGCTAAAGGTGGAAACATTATGAGAAAGCTTGTCCACTTTCCTAAAGAAACTATTGGTGCATTCGTTGGACACTTACCTAATAATCTCACTCATCCAGATGAAGATAGGTTTTTGACTATAAGAGAATGCATGTCAATAATGAAACTGCCTGAAGACTTTACGTTACAAGGTGGACTAAAGAATTTAAATCATATATGCCAAAATGTGCCTGTTACTACAGCTGAAGATATGGCTGAGCACGTAAAGAAGTTTGTTGATGGTAGATTGGATAATCAAATGCTAGATACAAACTTTTTAATTCAAGATAACACAAATAAAAGGTTAAATTTTGAAAAAAACAGTGTACATTTAGATGCTTTTATGGTATAATATAACTATTATTTGGAAGGAAAAATAAATGTCTAGTATAATGGATAAACTTAAGAAGAATAGCAAATCAGATTTTACGTCAATACTTGCTGATTCTAAATTTTTTAATGATAAAGATATGGTACCAACAGACGTACCTATGATAAACGTAGCCTTGTCTGGCTCAATGGACGGTGGTTTAGCACCTGGACTTACAGTATTAGCTGGTCCTTCTAAACATTTTAAAACTTCATTTGCATTAATTATGGCAGCTGCATACTTAAAAAAGTATGACGACGCTGTATTATTGTTTTATGATTCAGAGTTTGGTTCGCCTTCATCATACTTTGAAAATTATGGTATTGATACAAAAAGAGTATTACATACACCTATTACTAATGTTGAAGAACTTAAATTTGATATAGTAGGTCAACTTGAAAATTTAGATAGAAACGATAAAGTTGTAATAGTTATTGATTCAGTTGGTAACTTAGCATCTAAGAAAGAATTAGATGATGCTATAAACGAAAAATCAGTTGCCGATATGTCAAGAGCTAAAGCGCTTAAAGGTTTATTTAGAATGACTACTCCATATTTAAATATGAAAAATATACCTTTAATTGCAGTAAATCATACTTATCAAGAAATTGGTTTATTTCCAAAAGCTGTAGTTTCAGGTGGTACAGGCATTTATTATAGTGCTGATAACATATGGATATTAGGCCGTCAACAAGACAAAGTTGGTACTGAAATTAGAGGTTACCACTTTGTGATTAACGTGGAGAAATCAAGATATGTTAAAGAGAAGTCTAAAATACCTATTTCTGTCAGTTGGGACGGTGGTGTGCAGCATTACTCTGGCCTGCTTGACGCTGCTTTGTCTGGCAATTATGTTGCTAAGCCCAGCGTTGGTTGGTACTGTAGGGTTGATAAATCTACTGGAGAATTGGTGGATCCAAAAGTTCGAGAAAAAGATACATTAACTAAAGAGTTTTGGAAACCTATTATAGAAGATACTGATTTTAAACAATACTTAATGAATAAGTATTCAATAGTAAATAAGTCAGCAATGATAGATGAAGAAGAATAAATGAGAGTTCACATACAAAATATTGGCGGTTTAGTTGCCAAAGAAGACGATAGATATATTGTAAAAGATAATATAACATTAAAAAATCTAGTACTAAGCAGCACTCGACTTCAACCACGCAAATCAACAACAGGGCATAAACATCCAGGTCAAGAAGAAGTATATTATTTCGTTGAAGGCACTGGCAAAATGGAATTAGATAAAGAATGGATTCCTGTGAATCCTGGAGATGTTGTGTTAATTGAAGATGGAGTATTTCATCGTGTACATGCTGCAGATGAAGAACTATATTTTGTATGTGTATTTGACGGAACTCGAGGACACAAATGAAAGAAGGTATAGATTATCAAATAATTCCAGATAGAAACGACGAACAATCTTGGAATGTTAGAATTTTAAAAGGAATATTTACTGAAACAGTTCTTAAATATGGAACTGTTAAGTTTAATGAAATACCTGAGAATATGTCATTTGATTTTATAATAGTATATACACCTGATACAGAACTTAAAGTAAGTGATGAAAAACTACAAGAGTTTGCTGGATATATGCTTGAAAAGATTATGGCCCAAGGTATAGAAGAAGGCAGCGTTATAACAAAGGAAATTAAAAATGGAAAAAGTGAGTAGCACTACAAGATTAATCTTATTAATGGATGAAATAGCCATTGCTAAAAGTCAACTACGACCAGAAGACACTGGTCATATACACACTGCAATCAGTTACTTAGAAAGTAGAGTTGATGAAGTGTCAATGAAAATCGATAATGATTTAAAGAAAGTAGCATATGCCAACTAATTTAGAACAAACTATATTACGAAATCTTCTTACTAATGAAGACTACATGCGCAAAGTATTGCCTTTTATAAAACCTGATTATTTTCAAGGTATTTATAAAGTCTTATTTAATGAAGCAGGTGTATTTGTATCTAAATATAATAAGTTGCCAAATGCCGAATCATTTAAGATCGAACTTGATCAATCAGAAAAATTAAGTGAAGAGCAATACAGTATGGCAGTAGATATTGTGCCTCAATTATTTAATAAGAATGATGTAGACGAACAATGGTTACTTGATACTACTGAAAAGTGGTGTCAAGATAGAGCAATATATAATGCTATTATGGAATCAATATCAATTATTGATGGTAAGCATGAACAATTGACTAAAGGTGCTTTACCTGATTTATTAAGTAAAGCACTTGGTGTTGGCTTTGATCTTAAAGTTGGTCATGACTATACAGAGAATGTAGAGGAAAGATATGATTTCTATCATACAACAGAAGACAGACTACCATTTGATTTAGAATACTTTAATACAATCACCAAAGGTGGTGTCCCACGTAAAACTCTTAATATTGCTCTTGCTGGTACTGGTGTCGGTAAATCTCTTTTTATGTGTCACGTTGCTGCCTCATCTTTAGTTCAAGGCCGTAACGTATTATATATTACAATGGAAATGGCTGAAGAAAGAATTGCAGAAAGAATCGATGCTAACTTATTAAATTGTCCTATTGATCAACTTGATAAATTATCAAAAGATCAGTTTACTACAAAAGTAAATGACATTGCACGTAAAACAACTGGTAAGTTAATTATAAAAGAATATCCTACTGGTTCTGCGCATTCTGGTCATTTCAGAGCATTGCTTAATGAACTTAAATTAAAAAGACAATTTGAACCAGATTTAATTTTCATAGATTATTTAAATATATGTTCAAGTGCAAGAATGAAAGCAATGGGAGGATCGATCAATTCATACACTTACATTAAAGCAATTGCTGAAGAACTTCGTGGCCTTGCAGTTGAATTTAATGTACCGGTCTTTTCTGCAACGCAAACAACTCGTTCTGGTTTTAGTAACTCGGATGTTGGGCTTGAAGATACAAGTGAGTCTTTTGGATTACCTGCAACAGCCGATCTAATGTTTGCTTTAATATCTACTGAAGAACTTGAAAAACAAGGTCAGTTTATGGTTAAGCAATTAAAGAATAGATATAATGATCCAACGAATCATAAAAGATTTGTGGTTGGTGTTGATCGTAGTAAAATGCGTCTATATGATGTAGAAGAAGGAGAACAAACATTAACAGATGATACACCAGTATTTGATAAAACGACAACTGGTAAACGATTTGCAGACTTTAAATTATAATGACATGGGACGACTTTAAAGAAGGTCAATTGATATTAGATCCAGCAAATAGGCCATGGGAATACGATGGTGATGGAACACAGATATATAAATTAGAGTGTAAATTTGGTTCTAAAACACCATGGGACGGCGGTTACCTACTTTGGAAAAAACAATACGGAAGTGAATGGGAAAAAGAATGATAGCAAAATTAATTTCATATAGCAAACCATCTGAGTTTGAAACACATGAAGAAGAATCGAATTTAACATCCTGTCAAGATCTAATTGCATATTGTGCAAGAGTATCTAATCCATCAGGACAAACAAATACTGCAACTAATGAAAAGCTTTTAAAGTATCTTATTAAACATCAGCATTGGTCACCATTTGAAATGGTTAGTGCTTGTATTGAAATAAATACAACAAGAGATATTGCTAGACAGATATTAAGACATAGAAGTTTTAGTTTTCAAGAGTTCAGTCAAAGGTATGCTAATCCAGTTGATGAATTAGAATTTATAACTAGAGAAGCAAGATTACAAGATGATAAGAATAGACAAAGTAGTGTCGAAATTGATGATGAGGCTTTCCAAACAGATTGGGAAAGAGAACAGAAAAGAGTTATCTGGATGTGTAAACAAGTATACAACGCTGCAATTAAAAAAGGTATTGCAAAAGAAGTTGCCAGAGCAGTCTTACCTGAAGGATTAACTACATCTAGATTGTATATGAATGGAACTATAAGAAGTTGGATTCATTTTATTGAACTAAGATCTAGTAATGGCACACAGAAAGAATGTAGCGAAGTTGCAATAGCCTGTGCAAAAGCAATATCAAAGATATTTCCAATGGCTGATGATATATTATCGCAATGACAAT